ACCAATAACGCCAAACGACGGCAATCTACACCAATGGGATTATTCTGACTGGCGCTGTAGGCTTATCGATCTATCTCTGTCCTTGGATGTATCAAACATCTCTTTTGGCGCGACAACTTCAAATCTAAAATTGTTCTACGGATACAACAGCAACACGAAAGGGAGGCTTGCATCATACAAGCACCTGAAAAACTCTCAGATTATGTGCGACCTCATTTCCGTTCGCTTCACGAACGAGCAGGGCGTGAGCGAGGGCGCGATGTACGACCGCGTTTCGGGCGCGATGTTCCGCAACGCGGGAACGGGCGCGTTCACCATCGGCCCCGACAAATAGGAGATTGAACCATGAACTACGGAACCCTCATCAACGGAACCCTCCACCCCGCGCCGCGCGCTGTCCGCATAGGCGGTGCCGTGGTGTGCAACCCAACCGACGCGCAGTACGAGCAAGCGGGCTACAAGCGCGTTGTGGACATGCCTCCGCAGACCGACGCCGACCACTACGCCGTTGCGACTGGCTGGGCCGAGCAGGGCGGCGAAATCGTGCGCCAGTACGAGGTGCGCGCCTACCCGCCTCCACCTCCGCGCCGATGGTCGCGCCTCGCCATCAAGACGGCATTGGCGCAGGCTGGTATGCTCGCCGCCGCGCGGCAGTTCCTCTCCGCAACCGAGATAGCGCAGGGCTACACCGCGTGGGAAGCGCTCACCGACTGCGACTACATTGAGGAAGGGTTCGGCGGTGCGGAGGCATGGGCCGCGCTACTCGACGGGGCGGCGCAGACTCTCGGCAAGACCCGCGAGGAGATTGACGCGTTCCTCGCGCAGATTCCACAGGAGGCGTAAATGGACGAAGTAACGCGTGATATGGTCAAGGCGCAGCTCAAGTCGGCAAAGACCACGGAGGCCCTGAACGACGCGATGGTCAGCGCGATGATCGCGGTCGTTGACTGTCAGTGCAAGACTGGCATGCGCGTAAAACGGCAGGGACTCATCCTCGCGGGGATCGGCCTGCTGTTGCTCGTGGCTCTTCTCTTCGGAAACGATACGGCGATGAAGCTGCTCAGCTTCTGGCATTCGGGAGGCGCGTCGTGAAAACGAAATGGGCCAACTGCGCCGCGCCGATCATCCGGCTGCCGATCTCCACACTCGGAGAGACGAAAGCCGTGCTCATGGAGAACTGGGAAATCTACGACGTGTGCGGCTTCCATTTCGTCGTGCCCGCGGGCACGTCCACCGACGGCGCGAGCATCCCGCGCTTCTTGTGGCGCGTCTGCGGCCATCCTCTCATGGTGCCGCGCGTGTACGCCGCGATGCTCCACGACTGGCTTTACACCGGCGAAGAGGCCGACACGGACGGAGCGCAGCCCGACGACCTCTCTCGCAAGGAGGCCGACGAGTGCTACTACGCGCTTTTGCGCCACTTCGGCGTGTCGGCCTGGCGTGCGAAGATTGAGTATTGGACACTTCGGATGTTCGGAGGGTCCCACTACATCGAATGATGATTTCCGGCGGGTGCCGGGAACGCGGACGAGATTTGAAAGGCCATGATGGTTTGGGGTTTCGCCCGCGTGGTTATGTACAAGAAGTCAACAAGGAGTAAACAAGATGAAAACTGTTATCTCGAAAGTAATTAGTGCGCTCGCGCTCGCCGCTACGACGGGTTGCGTCGCGCTCGTGTTCGTCGGGTGCCGCACGGTCAGCGTCCAAAACAACGGCGAGGGCAAGGGATGGAAGGTCAGCGTCATGTCCAACATGATGAAGAGCGAGGCCGACAACATCAAGGCGTCGGTGAATCCAGACGGCACAATCTCGTTCGACATGGGCGGTTACTCGTCCTCGCCGTCCGAGGAGTTCGCAAAGAGTCTCATGACTCTAACCTACATCGCGCGAATCGCCGCCGCCATGTACTCGCCAGCCGCCGCATCCGTGCCGCTCACCGAGCAGGCGGCCGACCCGCAGGCGGTCGCCGCGCTCGTGAAGGCGCAGGCCGACGCGAAGGCGGCGCTCGTCAAGGCGAAGGCGGAGGCCAAGGCGGCAGCGCCTGCTGCGGCCGGCGCTCAGGCGGAATGCACGGACTGCACGGCAAAGTGACTGCCGGATAGCGCTCAACGGTCGCGCTATCGCGGTACGGCCCGGGGTATGCCAGATGCTCACCTTCATTGACGCGAGACTCCCGTGCGCGGAGAGGCCAGGAACAGGGAGACTTTACTGAACAGGACGAGGAACAGAAATGGACTTCAACAAACTACATCAGGCGATAACATGGTCGCAGAAGACGCTGGAGCGTCCGCGCAAGGAGCGCAAGGACGCCGTGCGCCAGTACGTCGGCTTCCACTACGCCGACAAGGGGACGAAGGAGAAGAACCCTGTCAATCTCGTAGAGCTTGCCGTGACGATATACCTCCGCCACCTTGCGGCGCGCGTTCCGAAGTGCATCGTCCGAACGGACGTGCAGGAACTTCGCCCGTTCGCGGCGGACATGGAGATCGCGCTCAATCAGATTCCCGGCGAAATCAACCTCTCGTCCACCCTTCGCCGCGCCGTCACGGAGGCCATCTTCTCAATCGGCATCGTGAAGGTCGGGCTCGGAGGCACGAACGAAAACGCGAAGATTGGAGACGAGCCGTTCGTGAGCATTGTCCAACTCGATGACTACTTCTGCGACATGTCGGCGCGGTCGTGGGATGAAGTGCAGTTCGAGGGCAACGACTATTGGATGGACGCCGACCAGATAAAGGCCATGTACGGCAAGACCATCGCGCCAGACGACGACAACGGCGTGTCGGCTGACGGGCAAGAGCACGTCCATACCATATCCGTTGACGAGAGCGCGGTGACGTACTCGCCCCGCATCCTTCTGCGCGACGTGTATCTCGTCCGCGAAAACCGCATGGTGACCTACGCCGTGGAAACGCAGCAGATTCTCCGCGACGAGCCGTGGGACGGCCCGGAGGGCACGCCGTACATCAAGCTGTGGTTCTCGGACGTTCCGGGAAACCTCATGCCGCTTGCGCCCGTCGCCGTGTGGCGCGACCTCAACGAGCTTGCAAACCGTCTATTCAGAAAGCTGGCGAAGCAGACCATGGGACGCAAGGCAGTCGCCGCGTTCCAGGGCGGAAACGAGGATGCCATCACGCGCCTCAAAAACGCGCAGGACGGCGAGGCGATCCGCTACGACGGCGCGGCCCCGGAGCAGATCGTCATTGGCGGCACAGACCAAGGCGGCGTCGCGTTCTTCCTCCAGACGTGGGACCGCTTCAACCTCATCGCGGGAAACATCGACTCGCTCGGCGGACTCTCGCCGCAGGCCGACACCGCGACGCAGGAGAAGCTGATTTCAGAATCCTCGTCCGTGCGCCTGCACGCCATGGCCGACGCCACGATTGAGTTTGCGAAGGCAATCTTCAAGCGGCTTGCGTGGTATCTCTGGACGGACCCCGTGCGCGAGCGCACGCTCGTCAAGACCGCGACTGGACGCCCGAACGACCGCCTCTCCATCACGAAGAAGTGGACGCCGGAGACGCGCGACGGGGATTTCCTCGACTACAACTTCGACATCGACGTGTTCTCAATGCAGGACGATTCGCCAGCGACGCGCGTGCAGAAGTTCCTCACGGCTTACGAGCGCGTGATACTCCCGATGCTCCCGCAGCTCCAGGAGCAGGGCGCGCAGATAGACCTCCGCGCCGTGCTGGAGTGGATCGGGGAAAACTCCAACTTGAGCGAGCTTTCGGACTTCGTGCTGTTTCCGAACCAGCCGCCAGAGCGCCGCGCGCCGTCTGGCGGAAGTTCCACTCCGCAGTACGTCTCCACGAAGGCGCCGGTCACTCGCCGCACATACGAGCGCGTGAACCGTCCTGGCGCTACTCGGCAGGGACGAGACGCGGCGCTCATGCAGACACTTCTCGGCGGCAATCCGCAGCAGGCGGAGAAGGCGGCGCTGTCCGCAGGAAGGAGCATGACGTAATGCCGATGTACTGCTATCGCAACGGGCGCAACGTGATCACGCGTTGGTTCCCCGTGAGCCACCACCCGAAGGAAATCTACCACAAGGGCAAGACATACCGCCGCGATTTCTCCGCAGAGGGCGTGGGCGTCCCGGCGTCGAAAGGATGGCCGATGGAGTGCGTCGCGTCCGGCGTAGCGCCGTCGCAGGCGCAGGAGTTGCGCGACTACTACCGCAAGCACGGCGTGCCGACGGAAGTCACCGCAGACGGCAACCCCATCTACCGAAACGCCGCGCACCGACGCAAGGCCCTCAAGGTTCGCGGAATGCACGACAAGGCGTCTTTCATCTGAAAACACAAAATGCCATAGCGCAGAAAGTGGAAAAAATGAGCAAAGAAGAAACAAACGAGACAACGGAAGAAACAACTTCCAAAGAAAATGGTAATATGCCCGTGTCCGACCTCCACAGGGAGATCGAAAAGGCTATGGATCAGGATGAGGACAAGACCCCTGCTCCGGCTGAGGATTCGCCGGTTGACGGGGACAAGCCCGACGCCACGAAAGGCGGCGGTGAGGCTGTTGCGCCCGAGACGCAGGAAGCCCCGGAAGCCACGGACGGCGACAAGCCGGACGGCGCAGACGGGGACGATGGCGGAGACGGCGAAGCCACCATATCCGACGAGCTGATCGAGCGAGCGGTCAAGGCAGGCATTTCGCTTGCCGACACCCGCACGTTCACAGACCCGAAGGTGCTTGAACGCACCATTGCGCTTGTCGAGGGCAATTCAGGATCCAAGCCAGACACCACAACCGATGACGGCAACAAGGGAAACGGCGAGGGATTTTCCGCCGACAACCTTCCGGCAGAGCTGTCCGAGGACGAGTTTGACGAAGGCCTCGTCAAAGCGTTCAACGGGATGCGGAACCTCGTCATCGAGCAGGGCAAGCTGCTTGCTAAGTACGCCAAGGAATGGGATTCCTCCAAGGCGGCGCAGGAAGCCGAGGCCGCTGCAAAGGCGCAGGCTGCGGCGAAGGCCGAAGCCGAGGCCAAGAAGAAGGCCGCGCTCGAAAAGCGCAAGAGCCTCGCGCTCGCGAAGCCAGGTGGCGAAAGCGGCGCGAAACCGAAAACCACAATGGGCTATGGCGACGGCGAGTACGCCGACATCATCGCCGGCCTGGAAAGCAAAGGAATCATCCAATGAGTGTATCAATCTCCTACAAGACCGGGACGCTCGCCAACGTGGCGACGCCCATCGGCACCACCATCGACGACTTCGTGAAGGCGACGATGGAGCTCATGATCGCCAAGGGCAAGTTCACCAACCTGCTCTCCGACCTCAACGACTACGTTGCGGTGCGCGAGCTCATGGGCAAGCACAAGAAGCTCTACGAGGGCGAGGAGTGGACGTTCAACGTCGCGGTCGCGGCCGACAACACGGGCAACGGCACGGCGAAGTTCACCAAGCTGTTCGACACCGACACGTCCGCCCGCGTGGACGCGCTCGTGAAGGGCAAGGTCACGCCCAAGTTCGTCACGGCGTCGTACTCCTACGACCTCCGCGAGAAGGCCCTGAACAGCGGCTCGCTCGTGCAGCGCATCGACTTCATCAAGGAGCAGATGACGCTGATGTACCAGTCGTTCTACAACCTCATGGAGACGACCTTCTGGGGCAAGCGCCCGCACAAGGCCGACGACGTGACCCCCGACGGCATCGCATACTGGGTGACGCGCCAGTCCAACGCCAACGCGTCCAGCCATCCGAACGGCGGCTTTGACGGCACCGACCCGTCCATGGCCACGAGCGCGAGCGTTGCTACCGCAGTTACCGAGGCGCGCGCCGGAATCTCCACCTCGTCCTACGCCCGCTGGGCGAACTGGGCGGCGCAGTACACCGACGTGAAGCCCGCCGACCTCATCAAGAAGATGCGCCTTGCCTCCCGCAAGATCGACTTCAAGAGCCCGCTCAACGTGGCGGAGCCGAAGCTAGGCTCGGGTCGTGGCATCTACACGACCACGGACACCGTGGTCGCGATGGAGGAGATTCTCGAGGCCCAGAACATGAACCTCGGCAACGACCTCGCCAGCAAGGATGGCAAGACGCTGTTCAAGGGCAACCCCGTGTACAACGTGCCGCAGCTCGACGGCGACACCGAAGCCCCCGTGTACATGCTCGACTGGTCCACGCTCGGCATGGGCGTCCTCTCCGGCTGGGACAAGCACGTCTCCGCGCCGAAGCCCGACGCCGACCGCCACAACGTGCGCAACGTGTTCCTCGACGCCTCCATGGCGTTCGTCTGCACGAACCTCCGCAACCAGGCGGTCATCTCCAAGGCGGCGTCGTAATCCATGGCGGCGGCGTTTTTCAGAAGCGGCGCATGGAATGTGCCGGCGGGGGCGACGCAAGTCACCCTCACCGGCCTTTCCCTCCCATTCACGCCTGCTGGCGTGATCGTGGGCTTGCGCCAGCCCGAAGGCGACAGCGCGGACATCATCGCCGCGCACGTCGCAGGAACGCCGACCGCCGACGGCTTTACCGCCATCCTCTCCGCGCCGACGCCGACCACGGGGTACATCCTCGACTGGACGGCGTTCTGCGCGGAGTTGGACATATCATCCGCCGACACGCTTGCCGTCTCATACGACGACCTCTTCAAGACGGTATCGGACTTCCTGGGATACGGAACCGGCACGCTTGACGAGGCGCGCACGGCGGAGGTGGACTCCTGCATACAGGCAGGCGTCCGCCAGTTCTACTGGCCCCCGGCGACGGAAATGACAGACGGATCGCACGACTGGTCGTTCCTCAAGGTACAGGGCTCCGTCCAGCTCACGCCGGGAGTTTCCACCTACAATTTACCGGATGGATTCGGGCGAATCTTCGGCCACCTAAGATATTCACCCGAGGTCCACCGCCCTTCCATCCCGGTAATCCCAATCGGGCAGCTTCACCCGTGCGGCGAATGCCGCTGGCCGCATTTCGCCGCCGTCACATGGCGCTCCGCCATCGGCGCGAAGGGCCAGCTGAAGCAAATCCACTTCGATTGCGCCCCTGCCGATTCTGCGCTTCTGTTCTTCTCCGCAGACGCCGACACGGGGCCGCTTTCTTCCGACACGCGCCCTTACCCGCTGGGCGGCGCGATGCACTCCGAACTGGTTGTCGAGAGCTGCCTCGCGATTGCCGAACAGCGGCGCAACGACGAGCAGGGCGTCCACACGCAGAACTTCGCGCGGTTGCTCGCCGCCGCGATCTCACGCGACAGGCGCGAGGGGCCGCAGAACTACGGACTCATGCGCCACCCGTCAGACATTCTGCCCGACTGGTAGGGCAGGGAAAGGAAAACGAACATGGCGCACATCAACAAAGACGTACTCCGCGTTATCAAGGGCTACATCGACGAGGCCCTTGCGGAAACCGAGGCATCCGCCGAGGCGAAGACCGGAGAGATTTACAAGGGCAAGGGCGACGACCTTCCGACGAGCGCGGACTTCGTTGGCCAGCTCTTCATCAAGACTGGCTCCACGAACCCCGGCCTCTACGTTGCCACCGGCACGACCACGCCCGGATGGAAGACCGTCACGCACGCGAGCTAACCGACAATGCGCACGACGGCCAAGCAGATACTTTGGCCCGTGCGTGGCGTCGAGGAAATCGCCGCCTACCATGACGCCACGCCGGACACGGCAAGCCAGACGCGGAGCTACGCCGCGCCGTTCGCGTTGAATGTCCGCACGCGCGGCCCCATCGAGCGGCGCGAACGCGGCGGCTCGCGTCCAGGCATGAAGGCCGTTACCGGCGTCACGTCCGACTCAGGCGGGCGCTGGATGTGGTCGAACGGCTCGGCGGTGCTGTGGCCGGACGGCAAGGAGATCGCGTTCGAGACGGATGCGGTTCACTACGCGCCCGACGGAACGCGCATGATCGACCTTCACGCCGTGCCGCGAATCTCCGCGTCCGTCGGCAACGCGCCGACCGGCGTGACGGTTGCGACCCTCTACCGTGCGCGCCTGTTCGCCGCGAAGGG